CTCATTAATCATGTACCGCTCTGGCCAACGTTCTGTGGTCGAGTGGATTCAACACCACATTAACGAAGAGAACAATGGCTAAAGACAAAAACAAAGGTGGCGGCCTCGGTGCTGCAGTAAGGCAGGTTGGATCTAACTTGTCTGCAAGAGAAGCGCAACGTATCTCGAACCAAACAGGTGCTAGCACTGCACAAATCTTTGCTAAAGCACAAGACAAAGGAATTGGTATCGGCTCTGCTGCTATCAATAAATTTAATGCTGGTAAACTGGGTACTAATTTTGCAACCCAAGTAGAAGGTCCTTATGGATTGACCTACAATCCCCGTGCTGATGCCAAGACTAGCCAAGCTCTGGGTCAACTAGGTGCTCTCCGTAATCTTCGGATGCAGCCAGGCACTAGCTACATGGGTTACAGTCAAACTGGAGATCAATACAACCCCATTGTGCTGCCTAAGGATATGCTGAAAGGTATGGGCATTGGTGGTCAACAGCCTGGTAGTTCTAGCCCATACTCTAATCTAAATATACCCTTTGGCTCTAAGGCTGGTGAAGGCCCTGGTCCTTGGGCTGGTGGTTATGGCATGGCAGGTGGGGATACTACTGCGACGACTGCTCCCACTGAACAACCGACTGCTCCTATGTCTGTCAAGGAAATGCAAGATGAATCTACTGGTGATTCCTTCTTTCAGTTTGGTGGCGCATCAACTTGGCGGTCTCGGCAAAAGGGTAAAGGCAAGGGCATTAAGAGTACTTCTGCTGCATCACGCGGTCAACGCACCAGTCCTTACAGCAACATGCTAGGTGTTTAATAAATGACAGCTAAATCAAGATACGATTATCTAAGTAAGTATCGTACCCAGTTTCTCGATACAGCTGTTCAGTGTTCTCAGTTGACTCTACCTACTCTCATCCAACAAGATGATGATGTAGGCCGATCAACTAATGTCAGGCTCATCACACCATGGCAGTCAGTCGGTGCCAAGGGGGTTGTTACACTAGCAAGTAAACTAATGCTTGCTTTACTTCCTCCTCAGACTAGCTTCTTTAAGCTACAAATTGACGACTCAAAAATCGGTGTTGAATTACCTGCAGAGGCACGATCAGACCTTGACATTTCTTTCGCTAAGATGGAAAGGTCAGTCATGGAAATCATTGCTGCATCTAGTGATCGTGTTACCGTACACCAAGCTCTTAAGCATTTGGTAGTAGGTGGTAATGCGTTGATCTACATGGGTCCTAAGGGACTAAAGCTCTATCCATTGAACCGCTATGTCGTAGATCGAGACGGTAACGGTGATGTCCTAGAGATCGTTACACGAGAACGTATTAGTCGTAAGCTACTAGCGCCTATCCTTAAGGCCAGCCTTCCTGTTAACTCACCTGGTGAGGACGGAGCTGACAACGAGGAAGACGTAGATGTTTACACCCATGTCAAGCGAGATAACAATCGCCTTGTTTGGCATCAAGAAGTATTTGATAAGATCATTCCCGGCTCTCAAGGTAAGGCACCTTTGGAAGCTAACCCTTGGCTTGTCCTTCGGTTTAATGTAGTCGATGGTGAGCCGTTTGGTCGTGGCCGTGTTGAGGAGTTCCTTGGTGATCTCCGATCCCTTGAGGCTCTCATGCAAGCACTCGTAGAGGGCTCTGCAGTCGCCGCTAAGGTGGTCTTTACCGTGTCCCCGTCTAGTACTACCAAGCCACAGACACTCTCGGCTGCGGGCAACGGAGCCATCATTCAAGGCCGTCCTGATGACATCTCTGTCGTGCAAGTTGGTAAGACAGCTGACTTCAAGACTGCTATGGAGATGGCTAGTGTACTAGAGCGTCGCCTAAGTGAAGCATTCCTGATCCTTAATGTTAGGAACAGTGAGCGTACTACTGCTGAAGAAGTACGTATGACACAGATGGAATTGGAACAGCAGCTAGGTGGTTTGTTCTCACTGCTGACTGTTGAGTTCCTCGTTCCTTACTTGAACCGTAAACTTGTAGTACTACAGAAGACACAAGAGATCCCACGGATCCCTAAAGATCTTGTACGTCCTACGATTGTTGCTGGTATCAATGCACTAGGTAGAGGGCAAGATAGGGAGTCACTAACTCAGTTCTTTACTGTCATTGCTCAGACACTGGGTCCTGAAGCTTTGATGACTTATGTTAATGTGGATGAAGCAGTGAAGCGTCTTGCTGCCGCTCAAGGTATTGATGTACTTAACCTTGTTAAGTCTATGAGTCAGATCCAACAGGAGCAAGGTCAAGCACAACAGCAAGAGATGGAGATGGAGCAGCTTAAGCAAGCTCCTAACATGGCTAAAGCTCCACTGATGGATCCTACTAAAAATCCACAACTGATGAATGAATTAAATGGACAAACAAGCACCAACGAAATCCCGGAAACTGAGCAAACCTCAAACATCCCCGGAGGAAGTCCCTTCGGTTGACCAAGTTGATCCTCAACCTAATCCTGAACCTGCGCCTTACATGAAGCGTAGCAAGATTGGTGAGCCCACCATCGGTCGTTCCCCCGATTTTGTCAAGACAGTAGGTCTTGGAAATCTAACCGTTATCACAGCAAATGGCAAACGAAATTACGCTTAATCCGTCTGAGTTGGCAGAGGGTGAACTCTCTGCTGAGGAACTTGATTCACTGGAAGTTGGTGAACGTCTAGCTGAACAACAAAATGAACTGCTGGCTGGTAAGTACCGTTCAGCAGAAGAGCTAGAGCGTGGCTACCTTGAACTGCAGAAGCGTCTGAGTGGTAAGGAAGAACCTGAACCTGAACAGGAAGAACCTGAACAGGAAGAAGAGCCTGAAGAACAAGTAGAAAGTAGCTTGTATGATACTATCATGGAGTCCTACCGTACTGGTGAATGGGACCCTGAAGTAGTAGATAAAGTGGAGAACATGAGTCCTGTTGATGTGGCTAACATGTTCCTTGAGAACCAACAAGCTCAACAACAATCTACTCCACAAGCTACTGAATCTGATATTGAACAGATCCAACAAGCTGTTGGTGGCTCAGAGGAGTACCGCAGTATGATTGAATGGGCTGGTCAGAATCTTACTGAACAGGAAGTAGCAATGTATGATGCAGTAATGGATCGTGGTGATCCTCTTGCTATGTTCTTTGCTGCTCAAGCTCTCAACGCACGTTATCAAGACGCTGTGGGTTATGATGGAGAGATGCTTACTGGCACTGCTCCACGTAATACAGCTGATGTCTTCCGCTCACAAGCAGAACTTGTTGCTGCTATGAGTGACCCTCGTTATGATAAAGACCCTGCTTATCGTGCTGACATTGCCGATAAACTGGAACGTTCTAACATTAATTTCTAATCTCCACCTAATGAACGACACTAACATCTTTGCTAAAGAACCACCTATGTACACCGACAAAGATTACATCGTACCTCATAACGAACGTGCTGAACTCCTCAACGGTCGCCTTGCTATGCTTGGCTTCGTGGCTGCTATTGGCTCTTATGTCGTGACCGGTCAACTTATTCCTGGTATCTTCTAATGCCTCTCAAGAAAGGGACTTCTGATAAGACTGTATCTGCTAACATCAAGAAGATGAAGGCAGAAGGTTATCCTCAAAAACAAGCTGTTGCTGCTGCTCTTAATAGTGCAGGTAAATCTAAAAAGAAAAAGTAAATTTAATTAACCAATAGGTAATTATGACATACTCTGGTGCAACCACCTCTAACATCAAGCCTGGTCGATATTCCAACTCTGGCTTTGACCAAGCTGATGATATGGTGAAAATCAAGAGTGTTCAACGTAAGTTCCGAGATAGCTTTAGCTCGGCTTCATTGAATACAACTAATTGGTCTACCAGTATTGGTGCAGGCGGTGGTATTTCCCAGACGGGTGGCACCCTTGTGATGACCTCAGGTACTACTGCTAATGCAGTGACCTCTATAACTGGAAAGATTACCTTTACAATCCCGTTTCGTATTAGCATCGGCCTAACTCTTTCTCAGCGCATTGCTAACCAAGACTTTTACGTTGAACTTATTTCGGTAGACGATAATGGTGTGCCTGACGGTAAGCACAGCGCAGCCTGGCTATTTAATGGTACTACTGCTACAAACGCAATCTACTCGGTACAGAATGGAGGCTTGAGTCCTCTGCTTTCTGGAGCTTCTACGGTAGTAACAACCGCAAGTGGTGGCCTGTACGAGATTGAACCATTTGCTGATGAAGCTTGGTTCCACTCGTCCACAATGGATAGCAACTCAGGTCGAACGAACTCTTATCGCCGTCATCAACAGACACCTGATCCTAACGCTAAATATGTTTGCCGTCTGCGCTGGGTAAATGGTGCTACTCCTCCTGCTTCGACAACGACTGCGACTGTTCAGTTTATTGCGATTCAGGACTACGCTGAACTGACAGCAGAGATTACAGCTGGCCGTGGTCAGAACATTGCTGGGCAGGCTATTGGCGTGAACATAGTGACACAGCCGAGTCTGTCAGCTGGCACTGCCGCTGTGGGTGATGTAGGTGTTCAATACCGGGCAAATGCAACAGGCGCTGCCTCTTCAGTCAGTGTCCTGAGCCCAGCTACTCCTGCAGCTGCAACAGTTAAAGCAACGGCTGGAAGGTTGGTTGCGTATTGTCTTCAGAATAGTTCGGCTGCAGTTAGATCGGTAAAGCTCTTCAACGTAGCAGCACCAACTCTGGGTACAACGGCTGCTGTATTTGAGATTGATATCCCCGCCAATGGTATTGTTGCGCAAACAATTGGAGGTGGTTTGGGGTTCAGCACTGCCATTACCTATTCGGTGACTTCAGCTAAAGGTTTGACTGATAACACTGCAACTGGTCTTGCTCTAGCTGACGTATCTGGTTTCTTCGCATTCGCATAATGAAAGGAAAAGGCGGTAAAGGCGGCGGCAAGAAAGGCTGCTGATGTATTGGTAGATCCGTCAATACTGCGCGTGTATTGGCGGATTTGTAAGCGTAATCAATATAATAGTTCTTTGCTATTTTATCATGATTCCTCTTCTAACTACTCTGTCAGTCATTAGCTCATGGTACGGACCTGGTTTCCATGGTTCGCTATCCGCGAATGGCGAACGGTATAATCAACATGCCCTTACTGCAGCGCACAAGACACTCCCCTTCGGTACAAGACTTAAGGTCTGCTATCAGAGGTGTGCCATTGTTCGGGTAACAGATCGCGGTCCTTACATTCATGGTAGGGAAATCGATCTTAGTAAAGGTGCGGCTGATGCTATCGGTCTCACTGACTCTGGAGTTGGACGGATTAAAGTAACTCGTCTTAACTAACTTCATTATGACTGCAATCGCAGTAACTCAGTCCCGGCCTAATAGCTGGGACTCTTTTTGTAGCTGGGTAACTAGCACCAATAATCGTCTTTATGTTGGTTGGTTTGGAACGCTGATGATTCCTTGCCTGTTGGCAGCAACCATTTGTTTTATTCTTGCATTCATTGCGGCTCCCCTGTCGATATTGATGGCATCCGAGAGCCCGTAGCTGGGAGTCTTCTTTATGGAAACAACATCATATCGGGAGCCGTCGTTCCGAGCAGCAATGCCATCGGACTTCACCTCTACCCAATTTGGGAAGCTCATTCACTTGATGAATGGCTCTACAACGGGGGTCCGTATCAACTCACAGTCTTCCACTTCCTCATTGGCATCTTTGCTTACCTGGGACGAGAGTGGGAACTTAGCTATCGACTAGGGATGAGGCCTTGGATCTTTGTCGCATACTCAGCTCCTGTCGCAGCGGCGACCGCAGTCTTCCTCGTCTATCCGTTTGGTCAAGGTTCGTTCTCGGATGGTATGCCTCTGGGTATTTCGGGAACCTTTAACTTCATGCTTGTCTTCCAAGCCGAACATAACATTCTCATGCACCCATTCCACATGCTTGGCGTTGCTGGTGTGTTCGGTGGGGCGCTATTCAGTGCAATGCACGGTTCGCTTGTTACGTCCTCTCTGGTACGTGAGACAACTGAGGAGATCTCTCAGAACTATGGTTACAAGTTTGGACAGGAAGAAGAGACTTACAATATCGTTGCTGCTCACGGTTATTTTGGTCGCCTTATTTTCCAGTATGCTTCCTTCAATAACTCTCGTAGCCTTCACTTCTTCCTTGCTGCTTGGCCTGTGGTCGGTATTTGGTTTGCCGCCCTGGGAGTGAGCACCATGGCCTTTAACCTTAATGGATTCAACTTCAACCAATCTCTGGTTAGCTCTGAAGGCAAGGTGGTTAACACTTGGTCTGATATTCTCAATAGGGCTAATCTTGGTTTTGAGGTTATGCACGAGCGTAATGCTCATAACTTCCCTCTTGATTTGGCTGCACGTAGTGCTCCATTGATTGGGTAATGGATTGGGGGCACCTCAGAGTAGGACCCCCTTTTCTTTGGCTTAGGCCGGTTACGACCGATACCCTTTGCCATGACGGTGGGAGAGACCACATCGTATATATTTTAAAGCGCAAAATTTTTCCAAGCTTGGAGAGAAGTCCTAACAAATCTCTCTACTCTAATGGCTAACGTCAACCAAACAGTACTGGGTACGCTTAATAAGGCGGTATCGAACACCGCTGGCTCCCAGGCTTATGATACTAAGTACGCAACTTATCTGAAGTTGTTCAGTGGCGAAATGTTCAAGGCCTATGAAGGGGCTACGATCGCCAAAGGAACTGTGCAAAGCCGCACTCTCAAGAACGGCAAAGCTATGCAGTTCATCTTTACTGGCCGTATGCAGGCGGGTTACCATACACCTGGCACCCCGATCCTTGGGTCCGGTGATCCTCCGGTGGCAGAGAAGACCGTCGTTTGTGACGACCTGCTGATCAGCTCGGCATTCGTCTATGATCTCGATGAGACTCTTGCTCACTACTCGCTGCGAAGCGAGATCGCTAAAAAGATTGGCTATGCTCTAGCCGAATCTTATGATAAAAAGATCTTCCGTCAGATCGCTAAGGCTGCTCGTGAAGCTCACCCCATCACTGCTGCTCCTGGCCCCGAGCCCGGCGGTTCTGTGATCCAACTGGGTGTGCAGAAAGAGTTCGATGCTCAAGCTCTGGTTGATGCTTTCTTCGAATCTGCTGCTATTCTGGATGAGAAGAACCTGCCTAAGCAAGGTCGTACCGCTGTGCTGTCCCCGCGTCAGTACTATGCTCTCGTCTCCCAAGTCGATAGCAACATCCTGAACCGTGACTACGGTAATAACCAGGGTAACCTGAACTCCGGCGAAGGTCTCTATGAGATCGCTGGTATCTCTATCAAGCGTTCCAACAACCTGCCCTTCCTGGCTGGTACTGTGGGCCGTGTGTCTGGTGAGAACAACGATTACGGCGGTGACTTCAGCACCCACTGTGGTCTGATCTATTACAAGGATGCTGCTGCCGTTGTGGAAGCTATTGCTCCCTCTGTTCAAACTACCTCTGGTGATGTCTCTGTGATGTACCAGGGTGATCTGATCGTGGGTCGTCTTGCTATGGGTGTGGGTACTCTGAACCCCGCTGCTGCTATCGAGCTGCAGTCGGCTCGTTCCTGATAAGTGAGGTACTGAGCAATGTCTATTGTTCCCGGCTCCTCGCGTGTTGTGACCATTGGTGGTGCCTCTGCTGCACCTAACGCACCAAATGGTAAGATCTTTGGCTCCTCCAAATCCGTTAAAAGTTTCACTATTAACCCCAATACTCCTCTGGAGTATGGTCGCGCTCTTAGTGGTGCTGGTGAATTGGATCGTGCCTCCGCTGCTAGCTCTATTGCTGGCAACACTGCTGCAACTTAATTCTTTCAGGAACTAACAAATGTCTCTTACTCTTAATGGTAACTTCGGAGCTGTATATCAGCCCGATGTTATGACTCTTGGTAATGTCGTTGATGCTGATCAAACGGTTACCAACAGTGCAACCCTGGTCACTGTTCCTCAGCTGACCATCCCTGTCGGTATCAACGAGCGGGTTCTCTTCCGTTATACCGTGTTCTATACCAGTACTGCTACTGGTGACCTTAAGTATCGTGTGGATGTGCCCGCATCCCCGACTCTCTATCGTCTGGCTACTGATAACGTGGCTGATGATCTCACCGCTGGTGTGACCTCTGTGATCATCACTGAAGCTGACAGCACTGCGCTGCTGGCTACTGGTGTGAACGGTGTGCTGCGTCTGACTGGTGTTCTCCAGAACGGTACTACCGCTGGTCAGGTGGTCTTCCAGTTTGCTCAGAACACTGCAACTGCTGCTCAGTCGGCCATCATTCGTGCTGGCTCTTCCTTTGAATATCGGTACTTCTGATCATGGCAAACGCTGCAAGCAATGCTGGCGGCAATGGTGTAGGCGGTACTCGGGCTGCTGGTCTTCCCAGCACCCGGTCCTCCTTCTCCTTTACTGCTGGCTCCAACTATAACGCTTCTAGCGGCAGCATCACGAACACTACGGCTATTCGTCGTTCGGTGGCTCGTACCAGCCGCTCTGCACCCACTAACTACGGTGGTGTGTTCTCTGAAACCCAAGGTATGCGTACCGCTTACCCTGGTGCTGAACTTGACTCTCCGGCTATTACCCGCTCGGGTACCTCGTGAGTTAATCGTATAAATGGGGGTCCTTCGGGATCCTTTTTTTTTAATTTGTATATAACATTATTGTTATGCCAACAACCAATAACGCTCAGGCTGAGCTACAAGCTGTTAATGAAATTCTGGCGTCTATTGGTCAGGCGCCTGTAACCACCATCGAAGCACAAACTATCACCTATGAGGATGGTACTAGTGCAGAGATTCCAATCAACCCGGAAGTTGCAATTGTTTATGAGACTCTGACACAAGTCTCTCGTGAGGTACAGGCAGAGGGATGGACATTCAATAAAGAAAATGAATATCCCCTAACACCAGATGTTAATGGCTACTTGTCTATGACTGGTAGTATGCTGCAACTGGATTTGAGTGACACTGTTGCTAACAGTACATATGATACTGTGATTAGGAATGGTAGACTCTACGATAAACTAGAACATACTGATGTGTGGGATACTACTCAAACTTATGATGTTGATGTAGTTTGGTATTATGATTTCTCAGATCTCCCACAAGTATTCCGAGATTATGTCACAGCAAGAGCTGCTACACGTTGTGCTATCAGACTTGTTGGTGATGTAAACTTGACTCAAGCCTTGTCTTCATTTGAAACATGGCGTCGTGCTAACTGCCTTGAGTACGAATGTAACCAAGGAGACTACACGATGTTTGGATTCAAACAAGGCGATGGCTTCTATAATAGCTATAAACCATTTAAGGCACTTGCACGATGACAGCTATTTCCCAACGTATTCCTAACTTCCTTGGTGGTGTCTCTCAGCAAGCTGATGAGAAGATGCTGCTTGGTCAAGTTAAAGAAGCGCTTAACTGCTACCCTGATATTACACTTGGTATGCTTAAGCGTCCTGGTGGTAAGTTCCTTGGGAAGCTATCTGGTCTAACTGCTAATACAGCTGACAATGCTGCATGGTTTAGTATCCTACAAAGTGCTACTGATAAGTATATTGCTAGTGTATCTAGTGCTGGTGTACTTAGTGTTTGGAATCTACTAACTGGCCAGACAGCTACCATTAACTACCCTACTGGTAAGCAAGCTTCTATTGTGTCGTATCTTACGGCAGCTGACTATAGGAGCATTAAAACGCTTACCATTAATGACTATACGTATATCCTGAATACTGAGAAGACAGTAACTGCTAAGACTGCTCCTACATGGAATGCAAATAGGCAGGCTACACTTGTAGTCAACACTGTTGATCATGCTATTACATATTCAGTAACGTTAAATAGTACAACCTTTACTTATACTTCTCCTTCATCTGGTTCTGGTAATCTTATCATCAGTACAGTGATGGCTGGCATATCAGCTGCTATTACTTCTGGTTTTGCTACTAAGACCATTATTGATAATACTATATACTTGACCTTTAACACAGATACTAATGTATCTGCATTTGGTGGTCCTGATGGTAAGTATTTCAGAGCTTTTCAAGATTCAGTAGAACTATTTTCTAAACTACCTGAGCAAGGAAAACATGATCAAGTAGTAAAGGTAGCTAATGCTTCTGCAGCTCTTGATGACTTCTACCTTAAATTTGTAGCAGATAACGGAACAAGTGGTAAGGGTTATTGGGAAGAGACTGTAGCGCCTAATGTGAGTACAGGCTTTAATGAGAACACAATGCCTGTTGCTCTTATTCGTACTAGCACTAGTCCTCTTACATTTAAAGCTACGTTCCTAGATGGCTCTACTCAGATTGATGGTTCAGCTACAGTTACAGCTAATGCTGATACTTTAATTTGGGAGCCACGTGGTGTAGGAGATGATGACTCTAATAGTCAACCTACCTTTGTAGGTAATACCATTAGTGATATCTTCCTGTTTAACAATAGGCTTGGGTTTCTGACTGAAGATAATGTCTCCATGTCTCGGGCTGGTGACTACTATAACTTCTATCATAAGTCGGCTACTACATTGACAGCTTCTGATCCTATTGATCTTAGCTGTGCTAGTATTAAACCTGCTATTGTACGTTCTGTTGTACCAGTTACACAGGGTTTGCTGTTGCTTAGTGATAGCCAACAGTTCCTGATGGAAGCTGAGAATGGAGCCTGGACTCCTTCTAATTGTACGATTAGTACCATTGCTAACTATGAGTATGATCGCTACCTGAAGCCAGTTGATCTTGGTTCTACTATTCTTTATATTAGTCGTAACCAAAGCTGGGCTAGGGCATTTGAGATCTTTATTCGTGGTCAACGGGAGACACCTACTGTAACTGAAACTACGAAGGTTGTTCCTGAGTGGATCCCAAGCACTATCACAGACGCTGTAGGAAGCGCCCAGAACGGCCTGTGGGTGGGCTCTGGTAGGACTTCAAGGTATATGTACCTGCACCGCTTCTACGAGCAGGGAGACGAGCGTCCTATGGCCTCCTGGGTTAAGTGGTATCTGCCGTCTAATGTTATCCATGCTGCTATTCAAAGTGATGTGCTGTATGTACTCACTAGTGGAACAGAAGGTTACACAACTACTCAGTATAAGCTAGTACAAGCTGCCACTACTGGTGGTCTTGTTAACATCTTAGGTAATACAGTTGACCCAGCTCTTGATTCATGGTGTGAAGTAACGGATGCTGCTATTGTATCACCAGCACCTCCTACAGCACCTAGTTACAATCAAGTTGCTAATACTACTAAGGTCTACCTACCTACTTATTTCAACACTGCTAGGACAATTAAGTTTGTTGTTGGTACGTTGAAGGCTGGTGGCTCTGGTACACAATCTGGATATACAAATACTGCTACACTTCTATCTGATGGTGGTGGTACTTATTTTAATATCCCTGGTGATGTATCCGCTAACTACATCTATGTTGGCTATGAGTACAACATGGAAGTAACGCTTCCTAGGTACTACTATAGTATGGGTCAGCAAGGTGTGGACTTTACTGCTGTAACCACTACTGCTCGTATGCAGTTCTACACTGGACTTGGTGGTGATATTTACTTCTACCTAAAAGATCGTAGTAGGCCTGGTTGGTATAGTATTGGTGGTGCTCAAATTGCTGATTTCTACACAGCTAACACTGCTCCCTTCCGTGACTCATACGTTTATAAAGTTCCTGTTCATCAGAGGCCTGACAACTATACAATGAAAGTAACATCTAATACACCATTCCCAGTTAGTCTTGTGTCTATGCAATGGGAAGGCAGGTACTCACCTGGATTCTACGGTAGGAGCTAAGATATGTGGAATGCAATTATTGCTGGCATTGGCGCTATTGCTGGCATTGCTGGTTCGGCTGCTAGTACCTCTGCACAAAATGCTGCTGTTGATAGGCAGTATGGGTATGATCTACAGTCTTGGAAATACAGTAAAGATCGTCTTAGAGCCGACCGTAAGCATAATGTTGAACAGTGGCGGTACAACGTACAGAATGAAGAGACATTAGGCGCATTTAAGGATGCCACTAATCTCCAAGACTGGCAGTATCAGCTCAAGATTCAACGTCAACAATATGCTCAAGACCTTAAGCAATATGCTAAGTCTGAGCAGATCTTTAACCAACAGCTTACCTTTAACGAACTAGCTAAATCAGCTGCTGTTGAAGCTGAATACCGTAAACTGGAAGATGCTACTAATGAACTAGCACTCCAGAATCAAGACATTATTATTAAAGCTCTGCAAACACAAGGTACAACTGCAGTTAAGGGTCAAGTAGGTAGGAGTGCAGATAAGGCTGAACAAGCTGAGTTTGCATCATTTGGTCGTAACCAAGCTATCCTTGCTCAATCTTTGATCAGTGCTCAAGCTGATGCTCAAGGTGCTTTACGTAAGATTGCTAATGATAAGTTTGGTGCAGACCTTGCAGCAGAAGCTAATCGTATGTTGATGCCTGATCGTCCTATTGAAGCACCTAAGCCACTTACTACTCCGCGTGCTCAGTATCTTAAGCCCCGTAAACTTAAGAAAGCTGACTTTGGTCCTAAACCGATCAAAGGCGCTCAAGCTTCAATGGCAGGTAGTATTCTCGGTGCTGCTAGTAGCGGTCTTGGTAGTGTTGCTGGCTTTATTAAATAACCTAATAAAACTTAAATGGATCAAGTAAGTTACAGAGGGTACGCCCGTAGTATAGGTTTCGATCCTATTAAAGCCCCGACAGAAGGTCTCAATCGGATGCAAGAGCGAGACAACCGTGTTATACGTAACATGGAAGATAATCGCAGGGCTATAAAGGAAGTAAGGGATGACTATGCCCGTGGTCTTGAGAGGAAACTAAACATTGAATCTCAAGATAGGGATAGGAATTATCTCTATGAAAAATCACTTGATGAGAATAGACAGAAGTTTATTGATAAAAATGCTCAGACTCTAGTTCAAAATGAACTACAGCGTAGCAAGAATATCATTACTACGTTCGAGAGTCTGTCTAAATTTAGTACGACTCTTGCTGATACTGTCACTGAATATAAGAAGAAGCAGGATGAAGCGCAGCAAGCTGAAGGTCGCTATAAAGTGGCTACTGGTGAAATCTCTGCTCAGCAAATTAACGATGCCCAGAACCTAATTACTCTTGCTAAGACAGCTGGCAAGTCTAATGACATGATCACAGCTGAGCTACAAAAAAAGGGAGCTTCTCCTTATCTGATCTCAGCTTTGATGTCTAGTAATCCAGCTCGTAAGGCTGGTATTATTCAACAGCATGGTATTCAAGTACTGGCTACCTATGGCTCTTGGTCGCTTGATAAACTCAATGAACGTGGTCTGACAACTGCAGAGCAACGTGCTGCAGCAGCTCCTGAGTTGCTTAATGAGTTTGTCAAGTTGAATGGGCTTGAAGGTATCAACCCAATGCTCCTTATGGAGCCCCTGCAGCGAGCTAATCTTGCTTATACTGGACACGTCGAAGCCGCTAGGAAGTCTGACATTCGTAATAAGTCAGACGATATCCGTAGTCAAGAGATCAGGAATCTTGTTGCTACTAAGACAGGTGAGCAACTTATGTCTTCTCTCAATGCCCTTGCATTGACGTATGGGGAAGATGCTACAACGCCTCTTGGTCTTAAGGGTGCTAGGGATGAGTTGTATCGTGTCCTTAAGGACCCTACCCTGTTTAGTGATACTGATGTACAAACTATCCTATCTAATGCCCAGACTGATCAGGGTAGTATGAAGGATAGGTTCCCTGCTGAGTATGATGAGTTGATGGAGCAGCGTAGGGCTGAGTCTAATCAGGAAGCTGCTCAAATTGAAGCTCAACAAAACAGGGAAAATAAGGTAAAAGAAGAGAAGCTTCTTGAATGGGTTCAGGGGAACAATCCTAATGAGGATGAACTGAATACCATCATTAAGAAAGCAGAACTTGCTGGTATCCCAACTGATCGTCTGAAAGCTGCTCTTGCTTTTACCCCTCAACGTCAGAATCAAGACTTCTGGAATAAGTTGTTTAGGGATCAGGAGGAGGCTGGTACTCTATCTGCAGAGGATGTTAATAAGCCTGGTGTGCCGATTGAAGTACGTGAGACATGGTTGTCTCGTGCTCAACGTTTGGACAATGCTAGGGCTAACTCTGGCATCTCTCCAGAAGTTATTAAAGCTGAACTAACTGATGCTCTTAAGCAAAAACTGGTTGGTGATAGCACTACTAAGAATGCACACTATAGTATTCGTAGTGCATCTGATTATGCTTTGCGTCTTTATAATCAGAAGTTCAAACAGTACTCTACAACTATGGAACCTTCTCAAGCTGCTGAGAAGGCTAGGTTGGATGTACTGACAGCTATTGAGAAAGGCACTGGTAGATTCCTTCTTACTCCTTCTGGTAAAGCCACAGGTAGTCAAGCATTTTTTAATGCCTTTACTCCTGGTAATCACCCTGGTGCTCCTAAGAATATCAGTACTGTAACTGATGTATCAGCTACGATTGCTAGTGTACGTAGGGACAATAGTAAAATCAGTACAGAGGTTCTCACTAGCCCTGCTATCTTGAAGAGTATTGACAATCAAATTAAGAATGGTAAACCAGTTTCTGTTCCTGAACTGTATCGTCAACTAAGCAGGGCTATCCCTGGTATGTCCCCTACGGATATCCTTAATGCTCAGCTTAAGGCGGCTAAGCTTACTGGTCAAGTTAAGCCTGGTGCATTGGATACACTAGATCGTACTACGACTGACCCTTATCTCAAGAGCCTCCTTACTCGTAACCCAATTACTCAGGATAACATCAACACTGCTATTGTTGGTAGTGGTCATGCACCTGCTACTGTACGTACAGGTAATGCTGGTTATACTGATGTGCAAGCTCTTGGTAGTGCATCTGGCTTTAAGTTCCCTCAAGTGATGGCTGCTATGTGGGCATTGGAATCTGGCTGGGGTCGTTACACCTCAGGTAAGAACAATGTCTTTAATATCAAAGCAAGGCCTGGTCAAGGTACACAGAAGAATGGTTCCTATTGGAGGGACTATGCTTCACCGCTTGAGTCTGCTAAGGACTTCATGAATCTCATGACTGATCCACGCTATGCTCCTGGGCTTTCTAAAGCTAAGACGCCACGTCAAGCCATTGAGGCTATTGCTGCTGCTGGTTATGCTGGTGGTGAAGCAGCCTATCCTGGTAAGATCATTCGTGTGATGCAACAGATGGGTGTTAATGTTGATCAACCTTATACACCTGCACCTCCTGCTCGTAACACTAATTACATGAGCACCACACTTGCTTACATTACTGGTAACATTGGTCCGACTTCCACTGGTCCACATCTTGATGTCAAACAGCAAGATAATCCGAATACTCCTCAAAATGAAAGGGCTCGTAACTTCCCAACTAACGTATTAGATAACTTTGTTGTTGTCGATGACCCGCAGCTTGGTAGAGTTCCATTGAGTCGTATTCCTATTACCAATACATTTGCTCAGCATGTTGCACGTGGCTCTCATGGTGTTGACTATGGTACTGCTAGTGGATCTAAAGTATTCCTGCGTAATGGAGCTAGGGTTGTCTCTAAACAATCAACACAGCATGGAGCCTTAGTTATTATTCAATTGCCGGATGGTCGGCGTTTCAGTTTCTTACACGGTAAATCAGTATGACACAATCTCCCTACGCTGCAGATGATGAAGAACTGAGGCGTCTAGAGGAGGAATATAGGGCTCAGGAGCAGGCATTAGCAGCAGCAGCTCCTGCCTATGATCCTAAAACTAACGCTCCTCAAACAATGTTTAAGGAGGCTACACCAGCACAGAATAAAGAAGCTGGTAATGTGCAACCTGTTAAATCACCTGCTCAGCAAGCCACTCAACAATTGACGGGTACTGGGGAGAACCAACCTAAGGAACCACTTAATCAAGGTAGTGGTTTTATGTATGGCAGTGGTGACCCTAATGCTACTCTTGGAGAAGATATTGGTACTTATGCTCAACGTACCCTTGAAGGCATTGGCTCCATTGGTATGGGTGTCCTTGACTTTGGTATGGATGCTATTGGTCGTATACCAGGTGCTGAATGGATTGATGATGCATGGGATGCTAAGACTAAATACAAGAACCCTGCTTTTCAAAAGGTAAGGGAAGTATCATCTATCCTTGTACCTAGTATTGGTGTTGGTGCTGCATCACGTGTTGCTACTACTGGTATGGCAGGTGGCCCTATTGCACGTGGCCTTGCTGCTCTTGGTATTAATGCTGCAGGGGATGTAGCTGTTAATGCCATTAGTGATCAATCAGAAGGTGATACGGTATCGACAATTGTAAAGGAAGCTGCACCTTGGTTGCCTGTTCCTGATGCACTTGTTGTTAAAGATACTGACTCTCCTGAAGTACGTCGGCATAAAAATCAGTATGAATCTGCTGGTCTAACTATTATTGGTGATGTCATCGGTTACTCTGCTGCTGCTGGCAAAGGAGTCATGGATTGGTTTAAACCTAAGGATAAGACAGCTCAGGAGTTTATGTCTTCTGAGGTTCTTGTTAATGGTGACTCTGCTACTGCCGTTAAGGTATCTGAACTAGAGACCCAACGTGCTTCTCTTCAAGAAGAACTTGATCAGATCTCTTCTGTGGTTCCTGCTAATGAAGAAGAGCTTATTGCTCAAAGCATTCAGATTAGTAACCTTGATACACAAATCAAGGAACTTGACAAGCAAGCTACTAACCTTAACTCTCAGTACGTTAATACCGGTGCTTCAGATGTCACTGAGAGCCCCCTAGAATCGTTTGTAGAGCGTCAGCAGACTAGTCGGGATACTCAGATAGATGAGGTGGGTAAACAGCGCCTTATGGACGATCCTGAAGGGGCTGGTGGAGTTGATCCTATGGTCACCTCTAAGATGTTCCCTGAAGGTGCTACTGCTGCTTTTAGTATCCCTCCTGGTAATCATGCTAGGAATATGGCAGATACTACTGCTATTAAGATGGGTACGTCTACTGGTACTCCTGCTCCTATCTTATCTGAACGTGCATACTATGACCTGAGTAAAGGTAATAGCAAGTCACGTGATATCCTGGAAGGACTTGCTGAAGGTACTAGAGCTACTGGTAACTTTGATGCTATCGTTGACGGCTTTAGGTACACCAAAGCTCAGATGAGTGATGCAGCTTGGAAGATTTATAACGATATCATTGGTACTGATAAGGTATCTGATCTTAAGAATCTATTCCTTGATAACCGTGATGTAAAGCATCTCCTTGATGGTCGTAAAATTAAATACATCAATGATATCCAAGCTGAAGGTATTGGCTTTGCCATGCGTGACCTGACTGATAAGTATCTTGGTAGAGTTGTTACTGAAACATCAGCTCGTGCTATGGATACAGTAGGTAGGGAGATCGCTGATATTGCTGAAGGCTATAAGGCATTCCCTGAAAGTGCAGACTACAATCGTGTTACTGAGATGATCGGTGATCGATTGGCTTTCCTTATGGAAGAGTATGCTCTCAATAAGTATATTGCTGGTTGGGCACTTAAGAACCAAGATCGTTGGAAGAAGTACCTAGAGGCTGCCCCTGATAAAGAAGCAGCTCTTAGACAGATTACTGAAGACTTTAACCTTAAAGCTCAAGAGAAGCACGCCCAGTCACAAGGTTATCGGGATATGATCCGTAAGATTGCTACGGAACGTCCTGATGCTGCTCAACCATTGATTGATGCATTTGCATTGTCCAATGGTGATGTTGATACACTTGATAAGCTGATGAAGTGGGCTGCTAAGCAAGTCAGTCCTATGGGGCTTATCTATAGTGGTGATGGTGGTCTTAATGCTTTTGCTCAAGGTGTGTGGTCAGTACGTTATAACAACGTATTGTCTGGTATCTCTGCACTTAAAGCAATCACTGGTAACACTGTATCCCTTACACTCCGTACTAGTAATGCCTTTCTAGGTACTGGTATTGGTATGCTGATGGGTAAGAACACTCCTGAAGATCTCCGTAAAGCTACGTATGTCTATAGTTCCTTCTGGAATGTTAACAAACGTGCAATGGGTGATGCTTGGAGTACCTTTAAGCGTACCTGGAATAATGGTCGTTGGGGTAATGATGCTAACATGGATCCTCGTGACCTTGCTCGTGAAGACCTGGTAACTGACTATAACCCTAACCTATGGGATACGCTTGCTGATATGGAAGCTGTATGGGAAAAGGATGGTGATTGGGGTCGTCTCTTCCAATACCGTTCTGCTAGGTTCCTGTATGACCTTGGTAACTGGCGTTGGTTTAAGTACGGTACTAATGCAATGATTAGTGCTGACTCCTTTGTACAAACTACTGTTGCTTCACAACTTGCTCGTGCTAGGGCATGGGATGAGGTAGCTGGTATTGGTTACAAAGGACAAGAACTTGCTCAACAATTGGCTAAGGCTGAGAAGATTGCTTATGATGAATCTTTTGATTCTCTCGGTAATCTAACTGATGCTGCTGTTAAGAACGCTACTGGTGAGATTGCACTTAACCTTGATGATCAAACTGCTGCATGGTTGACACGAGGTATCAATAAACTGCCTATCCTCAAACCCTTCTTTATGTTCCCGAAGACTGGTGTTGGTGGTATTAAGACAGCTATGTCTTATACACCTATCGCTACTCTGCCTGGAATGAATAAGTACTCTAAGGTGTTGTGGGCAGGTGATGATATTGATAAGATCAAAGAGGCATTGATGGAGCACAACATTGCTTATGATGCTGTTCCTAATGGTATGGCAATCTTCAAAGGTCTTGAAGCTGAGTATCGTGGTCGTGTTGCCTTTGGTGGCCTCCTTGCTACATCAATGTTTGGCTATGCCTTAGGTGGTAATATCCGTGGTAATGGTCCTGTTAATGCTGCTGAACGTAAGAAACTACGTGATAACTTTAACTGGCAACAAAAGACTATCAATGTTGCTGGTAAGTGGGTGAGCTATGCTGGTTATGAACCGCTTGATACTATCTTGACTCTTGTTGGCGACCTTGCTTACTACTCTCGTGATATCGGTTCTACCTTGACTGAGAGTTTTGTTGATAAACTGATGTGGACTCTTTCTGCTACGTTTGTTAATAAGTCTTGGGTTGCTGGTCTTGAACCTGTCGTTGCTGTTGCTAATGGTGACGAGACAGCTATCACTCGATTCCTTGCTAATGAAGCACGATCTGCTATTCCTATGTCTGGTGCTCTTGGTGTTGTGTCTAACGCTATCACAAGCTCCCAGAAGGATATCTACAATGATCTCATTGGCTATGTGACCAATAAGGTTCCTGGCTTCTCTAGTAAGCTTCCTGAACAGATTGATATCTACACTGGTAACCCACTTAACGATATCGATAATCCAGTACTGCGTGCATTAAATGCTATCAATCCTGTTAAGATCAGTGATGGCACTGAACCTTGGCGTCAGTGGTTGATTGATAGTGGATGGGATGGTATCCAGATGATCCGTAAGGATAGTACTGGTAACCACGAGTACACTCCTCAAGAGCGTGAGATTCTGTATAAGTATATCGGTGAACAACAAATCTGGAAAGAGTTTGATAAACTCAGCAAGAACAAAAAGTATAACGATCAACTAGACCGTATTCGTGCAATGCGTGTTCAAGGTCGTCCATCTGAGGAGATCCAAGCAGCTCAAAGTGAAGTCTATTCAGTGATGAATGATATCATGTCTCAAGCCCAAAAGGCTGCTGAGATGCGTATGCAGCAAGAGAATGAACCGATGTGGCGTTCCATTCAAGAATCCCTGACCAATAAGAACCTTATGAAGCAGGGTCGTATTGATGATGCTGCCAGGGCTGCTGATCGTCGTAAAGCAGAGATTGAGCGACTAACCCAAATGTACCGATAACCCTAAATGGCAACTACACAAAATACATTCACTGGTAATGGGTCCAATTTAGGACCCTTTTCTTTCACCTTTAAATGGCTTGAATCTACTGATATTAAGGTTAGTGTTGGTGGTGTACTGAAAACAGCTGGTACTCACTATAACCTACAGAGCCTTAACTATACGACAAAGACCGGTGGTCAGGTCCTGTTCACTGCAGGTAATGCTCCTGCTAATGGGGCCTCTATTCGTATCTTTCGAGATACTGATGATGATGCTTTGTCTGCTGTCTTTTCTTCTGGCTCTGCTATCCGAGCAAAGGACCTGAATGATAACTTCACTCAAAACCTGTACGTAACACAGGAAATCACTAATAACGCTGTTAGTACTGATGGTTCCAACCCAATGGTTGGTAATCTTGACATGGGTGGTTATAAAGTTATTAACCTACAAAGTAACCCCACCTCCGATACTGATGCTGCTAACAAACTTTATGTAGATACTAAGGTTGGTGCATCTGGTCCTCCTGGTTATACTAACTGGTCTTATACTGCTGTTGGTGGTGAAACTGTACTTGGAACATCTGGAACTGTTCTTGAATACCAATCAGGAAAAGAGCAGGTTTACCTTAATGGTGCCCTTCAGCAGCGCAATAGTGATTACACTGCTTCTAACGGTAACACAATTACATTTCTTGTTGGACTTACTGCTGGAGATGTTGTCCAAGTAAGGTGCGTTAATTACCTTGCTGCTAACCCAGCTGCTTCTTATAGCTATTCCCGTTGGGCACATACTGCTACTTCAGGGCAAACAGTACTTACAGGTACAGGGTCTATCAGTAACAATGTGTTGAGCTATACTGTTAATAGAGAGCAAGTCTTTATTAATGGTGTTCTGCAGATTCGTGGCGTTGATTACACAGCTACATCTCCCGGCACACAAATTACAGTAACCCCTGCACTTACGGTTGGGGATATCGTCGAAGTACACTCAAACAACAGTATCTAATAATGACAAAAACACGTGACTTAGCCGACCTGGGTGGAGGTTTCATCCAAGTTGGTACTGGTGCTGTGCAGCGCACCGTTGAATCAAAGCTGCAAGATGTGGTGAGTGTTAAAGACTTTGGAGCCGTTGGTGATGGGGTTGCTGATGATACGGCTGAAATTGATGCCGCTAAAGCTGCTCATCCTAATAGTGTTATCGACCTGGGTGGCGATACTTACTTAGTAACCTCAATAGCTGCTGGATGGGGTTATCAAAATGGCTTGTTAGTATTGGATCCCGCAAATACTGACGATCAGCCCCAAAACGAAGCGTATGGTTACGGAGCATTGAGCTCTAATACCTATGTTCCAAAGCAACATAGCTCCTCTACGCTTACATGGGCATCCGGCAACTTTAACGCTGCATTTGGATCGTACGCTCTTGGCAACAACACGACAGGTAGGCGCAATACCGCATTTGGCTCTGTTGCCTTGCGCTTGAACGCTGGCGGTTACTACAACACCGCCGTCGGCTCCTGGGCTCTAAATAGTAACATTGCTGGCAATTACAACACTGCGGTCGGAGTGCAGGCCCTTCAATTTTGTACCGCATCTAACAATACCGCAGTAGGCAATGGAGCCCTTGTATCAAACAGCAATGGTGAAGATAACGTAGCAATCGGTTCGCAAGCATTGGCCCTTGGCACACTCAACAGAACTATTGCCATCGGAAGACAGGCTGGCTGGTATCACACAGGATCTGACTCTGTAGCCATTGGGTACCAAGCTCTTTCGGCATCTTCGTCATCCGGCCTTTACAACGTCGTCATCGGAAGTGCGGCGGGCGCCAGTCTGACTACAGGCAATAGCAATGTTGCCATGGGTAGGCGAGCACTTGCGGCATCTTCGACCGGCAGTAACAACACCGCCATTGGCAACGATGCTATGGTCTCTGCTGGCAATGGCGACAGCAATACGGCGCTGGGTGGCAATACGCTTCAAAACAACACCACCGGATACCAGAACACCGCAGTCGGCAGGTTTGCTCTCACCGCTAACCAAGACGGGTTTAATAATAGTGCGGTGGGTCGCTACTCCCTTGGCAGTTGTACGTCTGGTGCCGGGAACGTCGCTGTTGGCGAGCAGGCTCTTTATGGTCTGACCAGTGCCAACTATTGCTCGGCGCTTGGGAGTGCCGCTTTATCAACCAACTCGACCTTTGGCAACTGTTCTGGAGTCGGTTACAACTCGCAGGTAACAGCCGCAAATCAAGTTCAACTTGGTGATGCTTTTACTACAACCTATGCCTATGGCGCCGTTCAAAATCGTTCGGACGAAAGGGATAAGGCTGACATCAGAAATACAATGCTAGGGCTTGAGTTCATCAATAGCCTTCGCCCCGTTGATTTTCGCTGGAATTACCGTGAAAGCTATAGGGAAATTATTGAACGAGAGGAAACCTACACAAATGATAATGGCGAGGACAAAATTCGCATTGTTCAAGAGGTCATTGAACACCCGCAAGACGGCAGCAAGAAGCGCAACCGCTATCACCATGGCTTGATTGCTCAAGAAGTCAAAGCGGCCTGCGATGCAGCTGGTATCGACTTTGGTGGCTACCAAGATCATTCGATCAACGGCGGCAAGGATGTCCTTTCTGTCGGCTACACGGAGCTAATTGCTCCCCTAATCAAAGCCGTGCAACAGCTTTCCGCTGAAGTCGAACAGCTTAAATCCCAGATCCACTCCTCTGCCGCATCTTCGTGAATAAGGTCAATTTACTTAGTTAAAAAACCCGCCTAATCAATTATGATCACCATCCTTGGCATCAAAGTGTCCTACGAAACACTTGCCTTCTTCATCCTATTCATCGCTTCTGAATACCTTGGTATGACCAAGAAGCGCCGCTCCAATAGCGTTACCCAAGCCATTTCTATGGCTGCCGCTTACTTTAGTAAGACCCGTACTGAAGATGACACAGTACGTCGTATCCGTAGAACCTTTAGAGGGAAGTAATTATCATGGTATTGCTGCAAGTTAAGCAGTACTACCCCCAGACAGATAGTGCAACAGGTCATGGAGATCGGATGTGCTTTAGCTCTACGTGTGCTATGGCCGTCAAGTATCTCCTACCTGATGCGCTGAAGGGTAGTAATGCAGATGATGACTACCTCCGTACAGTCCTTAAGTACGGTGATACTACTTCCTCTACAAGTCAAATAAAAGCCTGTCAGCAATACGGTGTGTTTGCTACCTTCTACCAAAAGGGTACAAGACAGGATCTACTTAATGAACTTAGGGCTGGTTACCCAGTAGCTACAGGTATCCTCCACAAAGGACATGTCTCTAATCCTGTTGGTGGTGGTCACTGGATGCTTCTCATAGGTGATGATGGAGAACACGGTATCTTCCACGATCCATACGGAGAGATGGATAACGTCAATGGCGGCTACGTCACTATTGGCAAAGGTGGTAAGGATGTCAAGTACACATGGCACAACTGGCTTAAGCGTTGGGAAGTTGAAGGTAAAGGTACTGGTTGGTTTATGACCTTCCGCCCAACCAATACTCCGCAACCAACGGCTCCTGTTGCTAACACCTGGGCGGGAGTGATAGCTGCAGCCTCTAAGGCAGGAGCTAAGTTCCCCCAAGTAGTAGCTGCTCAATGGGCATTAGAGAGCGGCTACGGCAAGCACACTTCTGGTAAAAACAATTTCTTTGGTCTCAAAGGTTCAGGTACTGACCGTGAAACTAAAGAGTTCATCAATGGTCAATGGATCACCATCACCGCTGGATTCCTTGACTTTCCAGACCTTAAGACCTGCGTCTCGTACCTTGTAGATCGCTGGTACAGAGATTACAAAACATACAAAGGTGTAAACCGTGCCACTACCCCAGAGGAATGTGCACGTCTTTTGGTATCCGAAGGGTACGCTACAGATCCCACCTATGCAGAAAAACTAATCAAAATCATGAAAGAAAATGATTGAAGCACTCATTACTGGGGTGGTATCACTCATTGTTGGGGTAGGTGGTGGTGTGATGTCCATTCACGGTAAGTCAAACTCTCGTATGGATACTATCGACAAACGTATTGACGACATTGAACTACGTCTTGCTGAGAAGTATGTTCCACGACAAGAGTTAGCCACTGCCCTTCAAAAGATGGAGGATCACATGATCCGCATCGAAAACAAACTAGATCAGATTGTATTGAGAAATGGCTAAAAAGAAAGCAACGGAGGACATGTTTAATGAACTCCACAATATGGTTACACAAGAACTTCTCAATCGGATTAAGTCTGGTGAAGCCTCTACTGCTGATCTAAAGGCGGCTTGTGATTGGCTATCTAAAAATGACATCAGTGGTGTTGCTTATGATGGTAACCCTCTCGATAAACTTGCTACCATTATGCCTAAGGTAGATCCTGAACTAGTACAAAAGAGGCTTTATGGCAAGTCGCACATCTAAATACTATAAAGCAAACCCTGAAGCAAAGGCTAAGCGTCTTAAGCAACAGGCTGCATACAATAAAACAAAGGATGGTCTCAAGATTCGCACTGAGGCTAACCAACTTAATCGTAAACTAGGTACCTATGGCAATGGTGATGGTATGGATGCTTCACATACCGGTCCTAATAAAGGTAAACTAGAATCACCTAAGGCTAACCGTACACGACCTCGTAAGGGAAAGAAGTATGGCTGATCCATTGAAGATTCGTAGTCCTCAAATGGATACTGCTGTGAGGATGCTTACTGATGGTACGTTCAGTAAGATGACTGGTCGCAAGGTTCCTGCATTTTCTCTTGAGCAAGCTGCTGCATTAATTGGTAATGCAATGCATGAAACAGGTTCACCTAACCTGACTAATGTTGATGTTGTTGAAAAAAGCAGTGGCAAAGGTAGAGGGTTAATGCAGTATACGGGAGCAAGGCGTGAAGCATATGATCGTGCTAACCCTGGTCCTGACATTAAACGTCAACTGCAGTATGCTGCTGAGGAGTATAAAGGACAGTATGACCCTAATGGTAATTCATTGGTTGGTTATACGAAGTCTTTGGAAACTGCTCCACGTAAGGATGTTGTAGCTGCTACTACACATCTTCTCAATAACTACTTTAGGCCAGCTGACCCTGAAGCTAGTCGTAAAGAACGTGTCAATAACGCAAAACAAGTCCTTAAGATTTACCAACAACTAACTAAACCGAAGCCTAAGGTTAAGCCTAAACCACAGCAACAGCCTAATGTGTTTAGCAATCTTTTGAAGATTATTGGAGTCACACGATAACATGACTCCTTTACTGCCTAGTCCTGATCACTACATCTACAACCTAATAACCATGACAAGCCCTGAAGCAAAGCGTATGTGGAGACGCGCTATTAAAGAGCACTTTAATTGTCAATGTGTTTATTGCGGAGAAACTTATGAACTACACGAACTTACACTGGATCACGTTCGCCCTAAGTGTCTTGGTGGCGAAGACCTTACATCAAATCTTGTTCCCAGCTGCAGAAAGTGTAATCAGGACAAAGGTAGTAACAATTGGCTACAATGGATGAGGGAAACCTTTGGCCATACTACTAGAGAGAATCTAATCTTATCCCACATTAATTAATTATGGCGACTAACGAAAAAGATAAAAACAAACCACAGTCTTTGGCTAGTATGGCTGGAGAACTTCGAGAGCTTCGTAAAAAAGTAGAGGCACGTAGTTCTGGTACTGATGACACTAGTGTTAAGCAGAAGGAACGGATGGATGCTATTAGGAAACGTATCAATGAAGATGTGCGTAATAGTCCTAATGCAGGTGGTCGTCGTATGCCATCTAGTCCTCAACAAGCACAGGAGTCTAAATCTAGCGTTAAGCGAGCTAGCAAGAGCCCTGCAGCTACTACTAAGGTAGAGCAGGCTAATTTCAAGGATGACTCTGGCATTGATTATAATCAGAAACCTAGTACTAAAGAACCGTCTAGTGCAAACAAGGTGCGAGGTGGTATTAGTAAGAATCGGTTTAATAAGTATGTTGGTGAAGGCCGTCAGCATAGTTATGAGAACTATATGAAGGAAGAAGAGAAAAAGAAAAAGGGTGAGTCTAACGTTGTTGGGAGCTAAGTAATGGCTCCTCGTCCAATGCCTGTACGTAGTCAGCAGACTCGTGAAATTAAAAAAGTACTGAGTGAAGGCGTCTACACAACGACTGACCCACAAGGTCAGATCAATGTTATGCGTCAGTACCAGGCAGCTAACCTTATTCCTCCTCAATTTGAGACACCTAATCAGGTTTCAGATGCTGTATCATCTTTGATGGAGTCTGGCCTCTCTAAAGTAGAAGCACTTAGTCAATTAGAGATCTCACTACCTCGTTCATTCTTTGATAACAAAGGTAAGTTAATTGGTAGAAAGTTTAGAGATGCTCAAAGTCCAGCACTGATTGAAGCATGGAACAAAGCTACAGGTGGTCTAGCTGCTGAAGATCTTGGCAAACTAGAAGGATCTGAATGGAGTAATCAGCAAAAGGTTCTGCAAGAAGTAGGGCGTAGGCTTGGAATGAAACTTGACCTTGGTCACTTTGAAACTTCCGCTTCTGGTGCTCCTGGTAATATAGCAGCTGCAGGCGCTGAATACGCTCAAGCTAATCAAGCAGCTGGCCGTAGTTTAGAGAATCCATTTAGACCTCAGACACAAGCTGAGGTTATGGATATTGGCATGGCTACCAATAAAGTGCAAGGGTTATCTGAAGCTGCTTTGTTGGCTCAAGATGTTCCTACTAGAGGTGGTCTTACTGGCAGTCCATTGAATCCTTATGTATCAGCACTTCTTGGTACTAATTTAAATGGTCAAAGTTCTAGACTTTTACCTGACACTAATCTAGAAACATTTGACTATACCTTTGATCAGCTTGTTAAACAAGGTGCTAATCCAGTAGCCATGTATGATTACATACGTGAACGAGCTGGTGAAGGTATTGACATTAATGAAATGTCAAGAGCTGGTCTAGAACAGTATGACATATCAAGGTTTGCACCAAAGGTAGAACAGTCTACAGCTGGTCCATTAAAGATTGCGCAACCACCTACACCTAAAGGTCCTACAGTTACAACTCAAGGTGTTCCTAAAGGGTTGCAGGTTGTACTGACACCTAGTCAATCACGAGGGCAAATGGCAGCAGCTATTGCTAATCGAGAACCTGTTAAACCTCCTAAACCTGTTGTTGTTGCAGCACCTGTTAAACCGAAGCTTAAACCTAAACCTAAACCAACAGCTAAACCAACAGCTAGGTTATCTATTCGTGGCCCTGCTGTCCCCAAACCAGCTAAGAAATCTGCAGCTTCATCGTTGCAAAAAATTACTGAAGCAGCACTAACTGATGTCATTAGAATTGTACCTGGACAAGGGTTGCCAGGATTTGAAGGAGTGTAACTATGCCTAAACAAAAAGAAAAGTCTCTACAGGATAATCTACTAAAGCTACTAAAAGATCTAAAGATTGGCTATATCACTGGCCAGAACCCTTCTGCTCGTGCTATGACTGGTTGGGGATTCCTGCCTGCTAAAAATGCAGCTCTTAACTTCGGTAGGCTTATTAGGAATGTTCCAGTTGATCCAGAAATGAAGATTGGTAGTAATGACCCTGCTAATGTAGCACGTAAAACAACTGCCTCTATTGGTCGTCTTGAACGAATCACTAACACCTACGGTAAGCCACGCGTAAAGCTTGCTGACTGATAATCCCTCATGAGAGGCCCCTAGAAGCCCCTAGAAGGCCTCTCTACCACCACTTAGGTACAATCTACCACATGGACACTTTAACAGCCCTTAGAAGCGATTTTAAGCTCTTTCTTCAAGCACTATGGCAACAGTTAGACCTGCCTTCACCTACACGTGCTCAATACGCCATCGCTGATTACCTACAACACGGTCCTAAACGTCTACAGATTCAAGCCTTCCGAGGAGTCGGTAAGAGCTGGATTACTGGAGCCTTTGTGTTGTGGACACTCTTTAACGATGCTGAGAAGAAGATTATGATTATCTCTGCTTCTAAAGAGCGGGCTGATAACATGTCTATCTTCCTACAAAAGCTTATTATTGAGACACCATGGCTTGTACACCTTAGGCCTAAGAGTGATGATAGTCGATGGTCTCGTATTAGCTTTGATGTTAACTGTTCTCCTCACCAAGCACCATCCGTAAAGAGTGTAGGTATTACAGGACAGCTAACTGGTTCTCGTGCTGACCTCATGATTCTGGATGACATTGAAGTTCCTGGTAACTCAATGACTGAGATGATGAGAGAGAAGCTTCTACAACTTTGTACAGAAGCTGAGTCTATCTTGACACCTAAGAAAGACTCTAGAATTATGTACCTAGGGACACCACAGACTACCTTCACTATCTATCGTAAGTTAGCTGAACGTAACTACCGTCCTTTTGTCTGGCCATCACGTTACCCACGTAAAGATAAACTATCTCAATACGAAGGTCTTCTAGCTCCACAAATTGTAGAAGACATAGAGATGGGTATCGAAGAGTGGGAACCTACTGACCCTGATCGCTTCTCTAGTGAAGACCTAGTGGAACGTGAAGCTGCTATGGGTCGTAGTAACTTCATGTTACAATTTCAACTTGATACAACTCTAAGTGATGCAGAAAAATTCCCACTTAAGTTCTCAGATCTTGTCGTTACCTCAGTTAACCCGACTCAAGCGCCGGATGCTGTTGTGTGGTGCAGTGACCCTCGTAATTGTCTCAAGGATCTGCCTACGGTTGGCTTACCAGGTGATTACTTCTACTCCCCGATGCAACTCCAAGGGGAGTGGGGTCCGTACAGTGAAACGATCTGCTCCATAGACCCAAGTGGTAGGGGTACAGATGAAACAGCAGCAACGTACATAAGTCAAAAGAATGGATTTCTCTACGTTCACGAAATACGAGCGTATCGCGACGGTTATAGCGACAATACACTTCTTGACATCCTTCGTGGGTGTAAGAAATACAATGTTACTAAACTCCTCATCGAAACAAACTTTGGTGATGGTATCGTCGCAGAACTCTTCAAGAAACACCTGCAACAAACTAAACAAGCAATAGATGTAGAAGAAGTACGTGCTAATGTACGCAAAGAAGATCGTATTATTGATGCCCTTGAGCCAGTCCTTAATCAGCATAAGCTTGTTATTGATAGGTCTGTGGTGGAATGGGACTATAACTCGAATAAAGAAGCCGCACCCGAGGAGCGTCTCCTATACATGTTGTTCTATCAAATGTCTAGGATGTGCAGGGAAAAAGGGGCCGTTAAACATGATGACAGACTCGATAGCCTAGCTCAAGGTGTTAAGTACTATACAGATGCTATGGGTATCTCTGCTTATGAAGCTGTAAAGACACGTAAGCAAGAAGACTGGAATGATATGTTAGAAACTTTCCTTGATAATCCCCAGGCTGCTACTAATCATTTAGTGCTTGGATTCAGTTTAGATCAACGTAGACAAGCTCGTGGTAAACAGACAAAAACATCAGTTCCTTCATGGGTTAGCTTGTGACAGTTGTGAATTGGCTAATCGCTGAGATCGATTGCGCTGGAATCGATTTCGAGATACCACCCGTATAGGGGGAGTTGGAGGGTGGACCACCTTCCCCGACCAGGAGGAAGACATGTCTTTAATAAGACACATCTTCCTCTTTATTAATGTCCCTGGGAAAGGACATTCTGTAAGTACTGTTTATTAACTATTCCTCCACCTCCATTTAATGTAGTTAATACTGGATGATCTAGATTCAATAGAATCCGTATCATCACTTATTATACAGCTATCTAGTAATGAGTAGAACATACCGTAAACAACCTACCCACGTATTTAGATCTCCTCAAACTCACTCTGAACTAAAGCAACAGTATTTCGATAGTGATGGCTATGATGTCTCTAGACATAAGAGATATATACCAACTAACTACGATGATATCCGACCTACTGCTTATTATCAACTAGATCACAAGTCCTGATCCGTTTCACTACTCAGAACTCACCATTAATGACCCACACCACCACCCTGGTACACATCACACCTAACGCTGAAGAACTTATTGCCTATATGGCCCGTGTAAGTAATCCAGCTAATCAATCAAACACTGAGACCTCTCAACGACTCATTAGGTATCTAATCGAGCATCAACATTGGTCACCGTTTGAGATGGTTAATATGTGTGTTTCTATTGAGACCACTAGGAGCATCGCTGCACAGATCCTTAGGCATCGGAGCTTTAGCTTTCAGGAGTTCAGTCAACGGTATGCACCAGTAACTGAGATGGCTGTAATCCCACAGCTTAGGACTCAGGATACAAAGAATCGACAGAATAGTATTGATAATCTTGATGAGGTAGTAGATAAAAAGTTTCAGTTTGAGATAGCTAAGCAGTACTGTGAGGCGTATAGGTTGTATCGGGATATGATTGATGCGGGCATCGCTAAGGAGTGTGCAAGAGAAGTACTCCCACTAGCAGCACCAACAAAGCTGTACATGAACGGTACCATTAGGTCCTGGATTCATTACTGCCAGCTTAGGTGTGGTAACGGGACACAACTGGAACATAGGATGATCGCAGAAGGTGCCTACAAGCTCCTACAAGAGCATCTACCTGGTGTCTGTGCAGCTCTAGTGTGCGTTAGCACGCACTAAGTCATGTATAGCCGTACTGGACCTAGAGAACAAGGTAAACGGTACTCTAAGGGGTCTAAGAGGCCCCAGAAGGTCCGTCAAGCTAAAGCCAGGTACAAACACCTTAAACGTAAATACAAGCCCCTTACAGGTCGTTCTGGAGGGGCCTCCTTAATTTTTGACATAAATTTAACAAGCCTTATATCGCCAGATGGCCTCGTATTTCCCCCCAGTACCCCCCTCTTGCGATCAAGGACTCACACGGTATAGCAACAGACAATGCTGCTTGTTAACAATAGCTGAGGGGCTAGTTATATATCTATAGTCACGCCTTATTGAGAATGAATTGCAATAAGGAGTAGGTGATAGTAATCGGTATTGTACGTATTGTACGGTGACAAGGTGTGGTATATATCAATTTATCTGTACAACGACCCTGTTAACGCAGGTCACTGCAGCTATAACGCTATTAGACACGCCTAGAAGCGGCTATAAGGCCCTTCTAACCGTTGTTAGGTATACTGACACCTAGAGCGCAGTAGAGGGGCATTACAGAGCCTTGTGTGAAATGAAGCGATTAGGGCATGTTAAACGCTTCATTTGCGTGTATAGCCTTTTTGCAGTAGTTCGCCTATGACGCGACCTGTAGCACTATTTCCATCCACACGACTTGCTCACTACGTTCACACTCATCGCCAGCATCAGACAGCAGCCCTACGGTTTGGATCGATAAGGAACGCTGATAGGGTCAGATAGGCGTTTGGTATCAGGGCGAACTACGGGGAGTCTGGATACCTGGTATATTAGGTACATCGGTGGGGGACAAGCCTGCTGTGTTACCTTGACAACTAAATAGTGTGGTTCGTCATAAGACGGAACTAGCGGTGCGAGCGATCCCGCGAGTAACTATAGGTTGCAACTCAACCTGGTTACACGAACCCGTATCTAATCATTAGTGCGTGCTAACGCACATTAGTGCAGAGCCACATGCACTATAAACATTAGATCATGGCGCCTGTTCCATTGCTATTAGTTTATGTCCATTACTATTGATAAGAAGGTTGCTACTGGTCTTCTTAGTAAGGCTAGTACAGGTAATGATCTCTTGAGTGTACTTGAGATGATCGTTAGTAGTTTCACTAAGTCTACTGTTGTTGAGCCTACTCTTGAGGAGATTGAGTTCTGATGTCTACCTATACATTTGACCAGTTGCGTGATGCTGTGCAGGAATGCACCAGTTATGATCTTGTTCAACGGTTTAGTGATGATGAGGATGAGTATGCGTTGATTGATCCTTATGGTGATCAAGATGGTGATCCATTCTATGATCTTAATGATGTAGAGGATTTCATCCGCAATAACGATCAAGTTGATCAGTATTTGTACGAGCTTGTCAATCAATGACATACTACATTGCCAAGATGTCTGATGAAGGTAACTGGGAGTATTTAGATAATGCACCTAGTTATTCTGATGCAGAGATGATGCTTGATGCGTACTGTGATATGTATCCTCAAGCTTACATTGACGTAATTCACACTCACGAGGACTGATCATGACTACCACTACTACCTTTATGCTTAAGGGTCAATCACTTGTTGACTATCACAATGAGATGATGCAACGAGTTGAGAGGGGAGAGATTACACGTACTGAGGTTATCCTTGATGCTGGTTATGTGTATGACAATGGCAAGGCTATGTATGTGGACTACTACACTGAGCTATTGAATGCAAGAGGTATTGTACCTGTGACTACTAGTGATGTTGCGGACAAGGAATATGATGACCTGTCCACTGATAAGCGGGAGTTGTATGATAAGATCACTGATGTACTTGGTGAGAAGTGGACACATGAGGAGACGATTGAGTTCATGGATGAGCTTGAGGACATTGGTATTGAGACTGCTAGTGACTTTGATGATGCGTATGAGTGGACTCATGATAGCTACTCATCGTATGCAGAGAAGGAGTTTGCTGAGTATTGGTGTGTTGAAGTAATGGATGCACGTATCCCTGATATTGTGTATTCTGCTGTTGACTGGCAGGATGTATGGGATCATAACCTGCGTTATGACTTCTCGTACATTGAGACTGTTAATGGTACGTTCTTCTTTCGTAATAACTTATGACAATTGATGAGCTGCTCGATCAAATGATGATCAAGTCTTTTGTTGAGTCTGTTCACTATAGCAACAAACTTGAGGACATCAATGTTCCTCTTGATCGTTGTTATGACCTGTGTATTGGTACTTATGATGATGAAAGTTCGAGTACGTAACGTATTAAGTGAGGCTATAGAGCGTGGCATACGTCATGCTCTGATGAATACTGATCGTGTTGCTATTGATGAGCCTGATATCACTTACTTAACTGAGGAGATTGATCGATCAGTGTGGCTTCAGGTTGACGACTACTTCACCTTTGACTTTGATTGACATGTCTGTTTTCACACTGACTAACTACTGCAGCTGTGGTAGTACGTCTATTCTTGGTGTCTTTGAATCTATGGAGGCTTGTCTTGAGCGTTGCCGTGTGCTTGCTGTTTGTACTGAGCCTGGTGATGAGTATCGCATTGAGTGCTTCGATGTGAAGACATTCTATGAAGAGGAAGCTAACACTGAACAGGTGTTGCGTTCACGTGCTGAGTGGAAGGCTAAGCAAGCCAAACTTGAGGAGATGGAGTGATGCCAACTGTACACGACACAGCCATCAAGGTTGATGTGTATCCTGATGAGTTCAAACCTATCATGAAGGCAGTCAAGTATGCATTAGTATGTGATGACTCACGTAGTATCTTTAATGAAGTAGAGTGGGCTACGTTGAATGCGTGGCTTGATGATTTCTCTGATGTTGCACTTAACGAGGCTATCTAATGGCTAAAGCTCTCACTGACGAACAGCGTAAACTGCGTCTTGAGTTGGTTGATCTAGCTGCTCAAGGTATACGCACTCAAGGCACAAATGGTTACTACGACCAAGCACAAATTGATTATCTAGTGCAGCAACTAGAGCGTGTTGCTAAGTTCCTTTGCCTTAAGAACTAATTATGTACACCACTCACAAGGGCTTGAGAGAGTATGAGGTCACTCTTGGTTCAGGTGTTTGGTATCTCCTAGCACCCGACTCTGAGTCAGCAGCTTGGACTGCGTTAGAGTTGTCCCGTGAACGCAAGGATGAACTGCTTAATGTTAAACAAACTGATGAGTGGTAATGGGTAAGAAACAAGACTTTCCAAACAACTGGCAAGAATACAAAGATGCAGATGATGACATGTTCATCCCTCATACATTTGAGGAGTTGATGTCATGGAAGCTAGCTAACTGGGAACTACCTGGTTCTGTGTGTTGCATCATCCGTGCTTCTGACGTAGAGACTAAGAAGGTCAAGGAGTATGTCTACAGTAAGCGTAGTGCTGCGCAAGCTAAGGTCAATCAACTAATCAACACACCTGGTGTTGAGTTCACAGTTGTTGATCACGAGTCTATTCATTTTCTCACACCTACTGATTTCGAGTAATGTCTGAATACACTTTCTCTCGTCGCCTTCAAGAACTGATCAAGCAAGTAGAGAATCATCCTAATCGTGATGAGATCATTAAGCTTGCAGAAGAGCAACTTGTTGATGACACGTTCACAATCACACGTAACTAATTGGCAACACCTGCACAAATTGACGAACAAGTAGCATTAGAACGAGAACAGATCAGACAAGGACTACAACGCCTTAGAGACAACACTCGTAAGCTACAAGACCAAAGCTATGCAAGTGCCACTGTATATGGTGTAGCGTCTATCGATGCGCTACTACCTAGCCTTGTCAAGCACATCGAAGAGACCACTGAATATCGCCTTAAGCGAGGTTCTGGTCATCAATTTGATATCGTCAAGAACTATGTAACGCAACTAGAGCCACTTGCTGCTGCTGCTATTGCACTAAAGCTTACCTTCGATAAGGTATTCTCTACTAAGCAAGGTAGTGATCAATTGCAAGCAGTATGTGATAGCATTGGTTCAGCTGTTGAAGCTGAATGTCAAATGCGTTACTACGAGAAGTCAGCACCTGCTCTTCTTGCTACTTTAAAGAGGAACTATTTTCATCGATCTATTGGTACACACCAGAAACTGGTTGTGATCCGTACATTGATGAATAGATCTGATGTGAAGGAGTGGGATGCATGGGGTAGAGCTAATCGTATCAAGCTAGGTGCATGGCTACTTGATTGCATCATGCAAACTAGTGGATGGTTCACCAAAGATCTACGTAGGCTTGGTAAGCAAACAGTTACGTTTGTTGCACCAACACCTGAGTTCCTTAAGATTAAGGATAAGGTCATGAGTGATGCTGAACTATTTGCACCACTTGCATGGCCAATGCTTATTGAACCGAACGATTGGACTAACGATCGTGCTGGTGGTTACCTATTGAATGAGGTAATGCGAGGCAATGATCTCGTGCGGAGGGGAGATCCCACCCGTATACAGGGGGGCACCCCTATAGAGTTTCTGAACAAGATTCAGAAGGTAGCATACCAGATAAACCCCTTTATTTACGGGGTTGCTGAGAAGCTTACTGAATTAGAACGCTCTGTTGGGAAGTTCCTTCCTATTGTCCATCATCCTCTTCCTGCTAAACCTGCTGATATTGAAACCAACTACGATAGCCGTAAGGATTATCGAAGAAGGGCAGCGGAGGTGATGAACATACAAGCACAAGAACCTAAGAAGTCATGTCGTACACGCATGACAATGGAAGCAGCTAAAAGGTTCAAGGATAGGGAGAGGTTCTATTGTCCGTGGTCGTTTGACTATCGAGGAAGAGCTTACCCTATCCCTGCTTTTCTTACACCACAAGATACTGACTTTGGTAAGTCATTGCTGAGGTTTGCTGATGGTGCTTATATGGTACCTGAAGCTGAGTCGTGGTTAGCATTCCATGTAGCTACATGCTATGGCCTGGATAAGGCTACAATGGAAGAGAGGTTGGAGTGGGTGTCGAATAACGTCACACTCATCAGCCGCATTGCTACTGATCCTATTGGGTCTTTACCTGAATGGGAAGCAGCAGAAGAACCATGGCAATTCTTAGCTAGTTGTGATGAGTATTATCATTGTGTGATCACAGCTGATAGACAATTTACATCATTACCTGTTGCTGTAGATGCAACATGCAGTGGTCTACAAATTTTGGCTGGACTCGCACGTGATAGGTCAACAGCTAAGCTGGTGAATGTACTACCTGGTGATAAGCCACAAGATGCTTATAAGGTAGTAGCTGAGGCTGCTATGTCCTCAGTGCCTGAACGTTTACGTCCTCACCTAGACAGGAAGAAGACTAAACGATGCGTGATGACTATTCCATATAATGCAAAGCCATTCTCCAATAGGGGATACATTAAAGAGGCTTTCTTGGCGGATGGGATAGAACTTGATAAGGAAGAGCTTACTCAAGTTGTTAAAGCTATCAGGGCTGCTATGGATGAGGTCGTACCTGGTCCTATGGCTGTCATGAAGTGGATTGAGACTGAAGTAGCTGCTGCTGTTAAACGTGGAGCACAGCATCTAGAATGGGTAACACCATCTGGATTTGTTGTCTTCCAGAAGCTTAACAAGAAGCAGTTTCAGTCTATGGAGTTACAGCTGCTCGGTCGTTGTAAGATGAACGTAGCAGTTGGTGAAACAGATGAGGTTGATCTTAACCACCATAAGAATGCAACTGCTCCTAATCTAATCCATTCACTTGATGCTAGCCTATTACATCTAAGTGCCCTACGGTTTAACGCACCCATTGCTCTTATCCATGATTCTGTGCTTTGTCGTGCAACGGATATGTCCTCCCTGTCTACTATCGTCAGAGAGACATACATGCACCTCTTTGCAGAGCATGATTACCTACGAGACTTTGCCAAGTATATCAGTGCAGAGTCTGAACCACCGATCATTGGTGATCTAGAGCCAGAGACCGTGATCGAATCCACCTATTTTTTCTGCTGAAATGTCACAACCCATTCATGTTACTCAACAGCCTGTTGTCCTTGAGGGCTATCAAGCTGTACTGAAACCAAGTAAGTTTGGTTACTCACTGTCTGCTATCCTTGATCAACAACTGATTGAGGTCTTGGAGGTTGACCGCAAGGAGACACTCAAGTGGGCAGAGTCTAAACTGAAGAACCCTAAGCGTAGTGTTCTCAAACCTGAGCCTTGGGAAGAGGTGTCTGAGGGTAAGTACAAGACTAAGTTCTCGTGGAATGAAGAGAACCGTCCTCCTGTTGTCGATACAGAAGGTACGCCAATCACTAACCTTGACCTGCCTGTCTATAGTGGTAGCAAGGTGAAGCTTGCCTTTAAACAGAAGCCTTACATCCTCAAGGATGGTGTCACCTATGGCACTAGTCTTAAGCTTGTCGGTGTGCAGGTGGTAGAACTTAACAGTGCTGCTGGTGTCGATCGTGGTGACCTTGGTGATACTGAGGTAGCTGCATTGTTCGGCCAAACCACTGGCTTTAAGGCTAGTGCTGCCCCTCCTACTGCTGAGGTAGTTGAGGATAACGTAGAGGAAGATGACTTCTAATGGCTTTTCGCTCAGGTCTTGAAGAGAAGGTTGCTGATCTTCTCGTCAACCTGGGGGTGAAGTATGAGTATGAGTCTACGAAAGTTCCTTACGTGTTGCAATGCAATTACACGCCTGACTTTCTACTTCCTAATGGTATTTATCTTGAAACCAAGGGCCACCTCACTGAGGAAGATCGTCGAAAGATGAAGGCTGTGAAAGCAGCCAACCCTGATCTCGATATTCGCTTTGTATTTCAAACCCCCTATAACAAGATCTACAAAGGATCAAAGACAACCTACGCTAAGTGGGCCGAGAAACACGGCTTCCCTTGGTGTGCATTCCACTCTATCCCAATCGAATGGCTAACGTGACTAAGTACGGCAGTGTTGAGTATTATGCTGAGGGCTTCAGTGATTACCTGGCTGATGTTGATGCCAGCCAACCTGATGTTACTGATAACCTGATTAAAGGATTCTACCAAGCACTCGATTCATGGTTCGATTATCACGATGAGCAGGCACGAGCATACGCAGACATCCGAAAGCGAGTTCGTCAGACACTTACCGTGTGATACGTGCGGGTCATCTGATGCAGCTAGTTTGTATTCAGATGGCCACACTTTTTGTTTCTCATGTAACGCCTATTCCCCTGGAGATGGCGCTGTTCACACTCACACAATGTCCACCAATGTTCAACTCCGAGGATCAGCCGAGCGGCTGCAGAAACGGAACATATCAGAAAAGGTATGCCAACAATACCGCATCTACAAAGATGGAGACGTTTTACGTTTCTATTATTTCGACGATGCTGGAGTCGTTAAAGGTTGTAAAGTAAAGACCAAGAGTAAACTATTTAGCTATGAAGGAGAGACTCCGGGAACCCTCTTTGGACAGCATTTGTTTCCCTCCACTGGAAAACGAGTCGTCATCACAGAGGGAGAACTTGATGCAGCTTCATGTAGTGAGGCTATGCCGGGGTGGCCGATGGTATCTTTACCAAGCGGTGCCGCAGCGGCAAGGAAGTCGATTCAACGGGCTATCCCATGGCTGCAGGGTTACGAGGAGATTGTCCTGTTCTTCGACAATGACGAGGCGGGCCGTAAGGCAGCGGAGGAAGCAGCAGGGGTATTACCACCTGGCAAGACAAAGATCGCCCGTCTGGAGGCGTACAAGGATGCCTCAGACGCCTTACAAGCTAATGACTCGGAGTCAATCCGCAGAGCAATCTGGGACGCTAAACCGTACAGGCCAGACGGCATTGTAGACGGTAAGTCACTACTAGATCTTGTAACCACACCATCACCACCATCAGATCATGCGTACCCGTTTCAAGGCCTTCAGCGAAAGCTACACGGGATCCGGTTCGGAGAGCTTGTTGCAATCACTGCTGGATCTGGCATCGGAAAATCAAGCTTCTGCCGTGAACTTGCAACTCACTTACTCAGTAGCGGAGAACGGGTTGGTTACTTGGCTCTTGAAGAATCAATCGTCGCACAGCCCTCGGTTTGATGTCTGCTGCAGTTGGTAAATCACTACACATTGGAGAACATGACCGATCTAGCCTCACCGAAGCTTATCAAGCGACTCTTGCTAACTGGAATCTTTTTCTTTTCGACGGCTTCGGTTCTTTTGATCCTGATCTCATCTACAACCGAATTGAGTAC